AAACTTATAGTTTACCAGTGTTAGCGTGTTTAGGTGTGATGTGGTGTTTTGGTGTGTTGATTGTGGGTAATGTGTGTTTAGGTGGGTTGGAATAGATGGCAGTCATAGACTACTACCCAACTCCCCAAACTAAACATATACTAAACATTCATTATAAATAAACCATCAAACATAGCTAATAGTTAACAATATAGCATTGTATTACTTAGTAACTACTATGTTAAGCAGGGGGTACCCAGGTGTTTTATAGTGTACAGGTGGTGTTGCTTGACCAGGGGGACACCCCCCGTTTTACCTACACAAACTAAACACACAAGAACGAATAAAAACCGCCTAAAACAGAAAAAAAAAAGAATACAAGAACAAACAAACTTAATATATTAAACATACACAATTGGTTTACACATTCTGCCCTTAAGTTACAATTACCCCCTACCCCGTTACTTCTAGGCAAGCTATGTAGCTGTATGTAGAAGCAGATGGATAGGTTGCTCATTCCCTTTATATGCCATGATACGCTTGTAATTTAGTTGAACTGGCATTGACATCTACTGGTGGACTGACCCGTGGTAAACCATTTTACACAGTAGTATATGTCTCTTGTTCGGTACCCCGTAAGGTAACTAGCGTAGAGCTATTGGTATTAACACTAGGGTAGAGATGATTATTCCTGGTAATCAGGACTCATTAAGAACGTATAGCAGGTTATCTCTCCTGGTTTACTCTTGTTCTTCTGTACCTTTTGGGGAATTGCACCCCTGTGTTAAACCTCAAGATAAATAATCAAGTTGCTGACCACTTATCTATATGATATTATACTCTTGGTTGCTGACTACTACAAGAGCTTTCTGGAAACAGGGGGCTCTTGGTCTTTAGTAGGGTGTTGTAGAATAGTAATGTATTATTTACATATACTAGCACTAGCATTATTCTTACAGTGGAGGTAACAGTAAGTATGATAGACCTATACGAGCATAGAAATTTAATTAGGGGTACTCGGTATCAGCATCATGGTGGTGTGTTCCGTAAGACCAGGGAGTACATGCAGGCTAATTACCCAGAAGTATTGCATGCTTGCCTACAGATAAGCTATGGGGCGTTCCTAGTAGAGTCTAGGGCGGTAGGGGGTACTGCACTTGGTCCTATTAAACAACTTATGATTATGTATGAATTAGACCATGAGAGTATACTTAATATACTAATGGAAGATGCAGGTTATTCTGAGATACTAAAAGGGGAGATGAGTAAATGAGTAACCTTGAAGCCGTGCTGATAGGAGTGATTATCGGACATATAATATCAGCTATTAAACTAATGGGAGACGAGTAATGCAACCACTAATTTATAAACAAGTGCTAGACCACGAGAACAATCTAATGGGTCTTGAACTTTGGCAGGGTTCTCAATACATAACAGTTTCATTGCGTGGTTCGACCTCCAACAAGGCAGGCTACAAATGGGATGAGGTTAGGGATTTTGTAGATAACCTAGCTGAAAAGTCTCGTAAACAAATTGAATCGTCTATGAATGACGACTTATTCAGCAAGAGATTCTTGGGAGCGGTTGTAGAAAATGCCACTAAGACTATCTGATAAATGCCCTGTATGTGTACGGATAAAGAAAGATGCCAAGCTTAAAAAACGTATCTGGGAATCTCGTAAGTTTAATAAACACGACAAAGGCGCCGAGCCTATTTCGCATATTGTGCAGGACTACAAATTCAAATCGCGGAGTATGGATAACCATTTGGCTAGCCATCAAACGCTTAGTCCTAAGCAAATGACCGATAATGAATTAAACCGTATAGTTAAACGCTCACAAGCTACTGAGGTTATAGAAAACAATCAGGGTAGGCAGGACGCCGAGGCTGTATGGGACGAAGTTATTACACTTGCCCGTGAAGGTATAGCCAATGGCGATATTAAGCTTAACGCCAATCATTTGCTTAAAGCGGCTAAAGACAAGACAGATTATCAAATTAAGAAAACAGGGCAGAAAATGCAGTACCTAGAAATGATTGCGCATTTTGCATCTGGTGAATATATAGGGAGTACCCAATATGATAGACGAGCTATTGAAGGTGAAACGGCAGCAAATAACGACATTGCCGCAATCACTACAGGAAGTGCTTTTGAAGGGGCGTTCCGACCCGATACTGTTCATAACGGAGATGTTGGGGATGCCATTACACCCAGGGCAAGTCAAGTACTTGAGGGAGACCCATTCTAGGCGTACTAAAATAAACGTACTGGTTCCGTCTAACAGGTGGGGTAAGTCCAGTATGATTGCTTGTTTACAAATTTGGTACAACTTCTATAAGTTCGGGGTACGCACTGGCAATAAAGATGCTTGGGTAAAAGCCGAGTACCGTACCGCTAATATTGCCCCCCGTGCTGCACTGGTTGAACCTGTGTTTAAGTATATTGACCAGATAATGACTAGTCGGTTCCCGATTAACCTGCCCGACGGTAGAATCGTCACCAATAAATGTATGATTGAATGGTTTTACCTAGCCGAAAAGACTACCAATTCACCACCCTACAAGCAGTTCTTTGCCTACAATAGCTATATTGAACACCGTACTATTGGCGCAACTGGCGCCGACAGCCTAGAAGGTAAGCCCTATGGTCTTATCAGTTATGACGAAGCAGGTCGTTCTGACCACTTAGAGGACGAAGTAAACGGTACATTACTGGCTCGTTTGTTTGACTGGCAAGGCCCACTACACCTTGTATCTACTCCTGACCAAAATAGCGCCTCTATTCTTTACCATTACAAGGTATACCAAGACGGATTGGTTGGTATAAACAACACCTACACCATGCAGGGTGCATTAAGAGACAATATATTCTTTTCTAGCAAGCAAATAGAAGAACAATACCTGCTTTATGCCAATAATCCACTGCGAGACCAGGTGTTAGAGGGTAAGTTTGTCTTTGGTGGCGCCAATTTCTTTGACTCACAAGACATTTTAGTTGCCACTAAGGACGAATTAAACGATGGTAAGCGCTACGAAGAGGGGCACTCCTACTGTATTGGTATTGATACGGCTATGGGTAGTGATGAAATGGTCTACCAAGTACTAGATGTCACAAATGCCACCGTTAATACGCTTAACCAAACCGAGGGGGATATTCAATTAGTTAGACAGATAGCTAATAAGGGCAACGCTAAGAGCCCCCAGGTTCACCTAAACGACCTCATTGACCTTATTTATACTTACTGGAACCAAGACCGCAATAATCTTAATATCTTACTAGAAACATGGAACGGTGAATCAGCTAGGTTCTACCAGGACTTGCCTTATGAGATACAAGACATTACTAAGTGCTATGGTAGCTGGCAACCGTATAAGACAACTAGTTCTTCTAACAAGAATGCAGCCCCTAAGCCCAACGCCAACATTAAAAAGGCAGATATACTCGTCACATTAAGAAAATCCCTTGCTAGCCATCGCCTGACCATTCCTAATGACTCTAAGCTAGTCCAGCAGTTGAGTATCTACAGGGAAGATGATGCCAAGATACCAACTGACCGTGTTATTGCCCTGGCATTAGCCGTATGGATGTGCGACGAGGGCATGAAACAATCCCATGTACCAGTTGCATGGACTTCCGTTGATTGGTAATATATAAAGGTACTCCTTATTGTTTGTTCACCCTATCAGTAAGGAGTATTTTATTTGGGTAACGAAAAAGAACCCCTTACGAGGTTCCTTATTCGTATAGCGTGTATCAAGCATCACCCCCGTAATGCTTGCTTATATAGTAGCACCATGCTAATGTAAAAGCAATACATATAGCGTTATGTATTTATAAAACTACTGGTGTTCTACAATCACCCAGGCAACCAAGCTAAACAAACATGTAATTAACAGAAGGCCACAAATCCAGGTAGCGTTAACCCCCCGTCTGGTCAAGGCTTACTGTTAAACCAAGGTAGTTCATCAATACACGAAAGGTCCCCTTACCTTGAAGGGGGTTTTATGCCTAAAATTATATAAAAAACTTGCACTATTATATTTGTTGTGAATAATGCTACAATTTATAGTAGATACTA